TCGACCGGCTCGCCATCGACGGACAGGCTCACCAGTTGTTTGACGGGATGCCTTAAGAGGCGGAGCCGTCCCGACGCCGGAACCATTCGCGTCTCTTTGAGCGTCGTCGCTAAGAAACAGCGGGCCGTTCGGGACTCGACCAACTCTCTCGCGGAGCGGATGAGACTGGAAACCAAGTCGTCATCATCTGTCAGGTCGAGATACATGCGGGCGAACCGCTTGGCCTCGTCCAGCGTGACGATTTCGGTTGCCGGGGGGTTAAGGACTTCCAATCTCACGGCCGCCCCCTCTCTTGGTCGCTCGCCGGGCGTGCTTGACGACCGGACTGGTGGCCTCCCGGATGGGCTCGACCTCCACGGCCACCCCGTCGCGGATCAGTTGGGCGACCGTCTCATCGGGAAGTTCGACCATCTCGCCGGGGCCGTAAACCCGGAAGCCGATCAAGGCTTGTTCGTTGAATCGGATGACCACGTCAACCCTCCGAATGGATGGCGGGGAGGAACGAAGCCGAAGCCGCATCCCTCCCCGGCGGGGGTTAGGCGGAGAGCGCGTCGATGCAGATGGCGAACGACTCGGCGTGCGCCAGGTGAACGTCATAGTCTTGGGCGACCGTGACGTTGACGTGCGGCTGGCTGGAGAACGGATCGATAAACAGATCCAAGCCCGTGAACAGGGCGATCAACATCTCCTCCCACGACCCGAAGGCGATGGCCGAGCACTTGCTGGTTGAAGAGCCCTTGGTCAGATTGTTGGGGACCAAGCTGGTCGAGGCGACCGGGTAGCCGTTGATCGTTCCCGAGTCACCCAAGATATAGACGGGGTAGCCGCTTTCCTTCGGGGTCGACTGGAAGTAGGCGACCATCGTCGGATTGGTGAGGAACGCCCGCGTGGCGTTGGGGGCGTTGGCCGTGTCGACCATGCCGGTCATTTCGACCACATCGGTCCAATCCGGCTTGTCGCCGTTGGCCCCCATCACCTTCACGCCGATCCCGTCCGGCGACGCCGTGTGCTTGAACAGGCCCTTGGGAGCCCCTCCCGTCCCAGCACCATTAAGGGCGGCGTTCTCAAGAGCGGTCGCGACGGCCTTGGTGAGCTGGTCAACGATGTAGGCTTCGGCCGAAACCGAGGCCCCGTTGATGAACTGGCGGGTCAGCTTCGTGCTGGCCTCAATCGACTTGTAGGTGAAGTCAAGATCGCCGATCGCCGGATCGCTCTGGCTAACGGGCGTTCCTTCGGTCGAAACGTGCGAGCCGGTCACGGCGGTCGTGGTCTTGGGCAGGCTGAACGGCCCGGTCTGATCGGTGATCAGGTTGGCCCCCAGCGAAACCAAAACCAGGCGGTCGCGAAGGGCGTCGATCATCGTCGGCAGGGTGGTGACCCCGACCGCGCCGGTGCCGGTCGTGGTCGACAGGGCGCGGGTTTGCCGCCCCTGAACGCCGGCGTCCCACGGGATCAACACGCCGGCGGGAGCCTTGCCCCGGGTGCGGGCAAGCTCCTGGTGAACCTCCAACTCAAGGCCGGAGAGGCCGGGGCCGTGCCCCAGGATGGCGTTGGTTTGGCCGCGGATCGCCCGCATGAGCGAATACTGATGTCGGCCGTTGCGGGTGTTGACCCGATCAGTATGCGGCATGATGGGGGCACTCCCAACCCGGTCGTTGATGTTGCTTCGCTCGGCGTGGCGAGTCTGGATGTTGGTGACGCGGGCGTTACGCTTTTGCAACTTCTTAAGGCGTTGTTCGGTTTCCTCATACTCGGTGAGCAGATCGTCGAGCCTCTCGGCAATCTCCTCATCGGTGGGCTCATCCCCGCCCTCGGAACCGCCTTCGCCATCGGCGTTGTCGGCGTCCGGGTCGTCCTCCCGATCCTCGGTGTCGTCGTCCTCCAACTGATCGCGGAGCCGGCGGATCTCTTCGTTGATGTCGTCCAACTTTTCGATCAGGTCTTGTTCACGGACGGCCATGCTTAACGCCCTCGCTTGGAAAGGTGATGATCCGCCAGCCGGAGGGCGGCGGCCTTACGCAGATTTCGTCGCCGGGACACGCGCCCCGAACGGGTCGGATTGGTCGAGGCGATCGCCTTGCAGCGAGCCTCCACGCTCACGGTCGTTCCCGGATAAGCCGGGTAAGTCACGATGCTCACATCAAACAGATCCACGTCGGTGAGTTCGATGTAAGTGACGCGGATCCCGCCATCTTGCTCGGTTCGCGACGTTTCACCGCCGGGAGCCGGGGCGAAGGCGAAACTGCATTGGCTGGCGTTGCCGAGCCGGACGTTCTCCGCCAGATCGCGAGCGACTTGGGTGTTCGGGAGCGTCACCTCGAACGGAAGCCCTTTGGAGTCCTCCCAAATCTTGAGCGTCCCGGAGCGAGTTCGGCCCAAGAGCAGCGTCGGGTTGTGGTCGACCAGCGCCCGAACGTCTTGGTTCTCGCGGATGGCCCGTCCGAAGGCCCCCGGACGGATCACTTCGACGACCTTGGAGTTCGCGTCGGCGAACAGCGTCGTCGGCTCGTCAAAGACGGCGGCGTAACCCGAGAGAACGATGGGCTTGGGCTCGCCATTGGGTTCAGTGTCGGCGGCGCGAACTTGGAGATTCGCGGCGTCAAGCCGTCGTTCGTATCGCTTAGACGCCATTGGGGGTGTCTCCGGGCTTGTCGTCGGCGGGCGCGAGATTGAGTTGAACGAGGTGCTTATCGCCGCCCTCGAAAGTGGGATAGCCTTCCTCGGTCGCAATCTGATTCGCCGAGAGCACGCCCATGCGGTTGAGCTTTTCGAAGTAATTCGCACGGGCCGCGGAATCACCTCGCATTAACTGCTTCAGGTCGTGCGTAAAGGAGTATCCGTTGGCTTGTTCCTCAGCCGTCAGCAATCTCAGGGAGAAAGCCTGTTCGACGATCTCGGCCCAAGGGGACAGGCAATCAGTGACCATCTGTAAGTTGGCCGCTTCCGCGCTATTATATGAGAACCCTTCGTAGGCGAAGACCTTAGACGGCGGCACGTTGAAGAGTCGGCAGATCTCGATGACTTGATGCTTCCGCGACTCGAGAAGCTGCGCCCGCTCGGGGTCGACATCGTTCTTGGCGAAGTCGACGCCGAAGGGGACAAACCCGACTCCGCCGACCCCCATGTTCGCCGACATGGCGACGAACGAATCCAACATCTCTTGAGCGGCTTCCGGCGTTATCTCCGCTTGAGCCTTGAGGAATCCCGAAGCCAATTGCGAGTTGGATAGCGTCGCACCCGCCGTCCGATCGGCGGCAAGGGCAATGGCGAAGGCTTGGCGAGCCAAGAGGACCGGCGAGAAGCCGCCCAATGGGGAAAAACCCAGGGCGTTGACCCGGATGATCTTCTCGCGTTCGACGGAAACGCCGCCGACTGAGAAACTTAGAAGCCCGTCCTCATCAACAAGCGGCTGTATTAGATTGGGGTCCAATAATTCCAGTCGGATCGACCCATCGAGGGATCGGATGATCTCGATCGAGGCCGTGCCATAGATCAAGGCGTGCAAAATCATGGATCGCCGGAAGTCGGCCGGGGTCGAGTTGCCGCCGTCAAGGGACCGACAGAGCATCTTCGACACGGGATGTTCGGTGGCTTGGCGTAGCGAGCCATCGGGGAGTTTCTGGACAAGCCGGAGCGGGAGAGTCGCCAGGCTCGAACAGATGACATTGACGCACCCGAACACGGTCGGGACCGACATCGCGGCGTCGTGTGAAACCGTCACGTTGGTGGAGTTGTCCCCCACCACTTGCCGGGATCCCCAGAGCCGGGACATGCTCCACGGGCCGCGCGGCCGCCGCCCATTCGAGGCGATCGGGCCGGGGAGGAATCGTTTGAAGATGTCGGCGAAACTCATTTATGCGGCTTCCAAAGGAACTTGGCCGACGTGATGACCGGCGGGGCTTTCGTGGCTTCAACCTGATGGTCAATCAGGCCGGCGAGGCTGTTAACCAAGGCCGCGGCGGGGTCGATCTTGGCGTGACTCTTGCTCTTGCTGAGCATCACGTTTTGGTTTCTGTCGGTCTCGGCGACGCAGTTCGAGACGCACCAGGTCAAGAGGGGGTTGTCGCCGTGCCGGAGTTTGCCGGTGGCGACCAGGCGTTCAAACTCTTTCGTGGGGGCGTTAAGCGAGAGAGCGCCTTGACGGATCGCCTTGAACGGGAGTCCTTCGTTGAGCAACTTGGCTCCAACGAGGTTCGCGTTGAAGAAGTCCGCGTACAGGGCTAGGAACGGCGTGACGTTGTACTCTTCGCGAATCGCGTCAAGGATCTCGTCATAGTCGATCCGACTTCCGCGAGTCAGTTTGATCCACCCCTCTTCGGCCCATCGGGTGTAGGGGATTCCGTTCGTCTTCTCTTGGCGAACGGCTTCCTCTTCCGGCATCCAGGCCCGGCAGAACACATCAACGAAGCCCGCTGAATCGCTCGCGACCTTGACGAACGCCGTGATGTCCCGCGTGGAGCTAAGATCAAGGCCGCTAAACCACGAATCCCCCGCCGCGATGATCTCCTCTTCCGACCGCCGGGCGAGTTTGCCGCAAGCGGCCCATTGGTCGGCGTCGATGAATCGGCTGGCGGATTGGGTCCAGATGTTTAGACGGGTTCGCTTCCAGTAGTTGAAGGATTCCGGGGAGATGCGGGCGCTCTCGTAATCACTACGGAATCCGCTCAAAGACATGGTGTGGCCGAGACTCGGGTTGTACTTAAACCACGTCTCTTCCGAGTGCGGGTCGACCTCTTCGCCTTCGCGTGGTCCATACACGACCGCGCACAGCGACGGATCGATTAACTCGCCAGACTCGACCTTGAGGGCGCGTTGGTGTTGCTCCCACATCACCGAGTTGCGATCGTCGCCGGCCGTGCTGATGCTGATCTTCAATGGCTGACGGCGGGCCGCGCCCGACCCCGCATAGACGTTCCAGTTCTCACGTCTTGATCCGGTGAAGCGGTGAAGCTCGTCGAAGATCACCGCGGAGCAGTTGCCGCCGTCCTTACTGTCAACGTCGCTTGAGCAGGTCTTGACGATCCCGCCGTTTTTCTTGTAACGGATCCTCTTGTAGAACTCGCTGGAATCCAGCCGCTTCGAGAGTTCCGGCGAGAGCCGAATCATCTGATCGGCTTCCGTCCAGATCAGCGAGGCTTGCTCTTTGTCGGTCGCGTTGACGTGGATGACGGGGCGGGCTTCGCCGTCATAAGTGAGCAAGTATAAGACGATCGCGGAAACTAGGCCGCTTTTGCCGTTCTTCTTTGGAATTTCAGCGAAAACTTCGCGGTGGCGTCGCCACCCATCGGCGTCAACCCATCCATGCGCTCGCCAGAGCAGTTGCTTCTGCCAGTCGAGCAACCGCATGGGCTTGCCGACGAATTCGCCGGTGGAAAGCCGGCAATGCTTTTCGATCCACTCTACGGGGCGATTGGCTTTCTCCGGGTCGAATCGAAAACCTCGCTTCAACGCCTCCGTGTCGCTTGGCGTGACGATCGGGTCAAAGTCTTCGATTCGCATTGGGCTACTCGTTTATGGCGACGCCCCAATCGTCCTCTTCCTCGATGTCATCGATGGTCTTGACCCTGCCGCGAGCCGTTGGCGTCAAACCAAGCTCGCTGCAATAGGTCGCCACTTCTCGCGCCGCGCCGCTCTCGACTCCCAAGAGCGGGTGAGCCTTGGTCCCGCCTGAGACGATGTTGGTCACGGTCAACCCTTCCTTGGCGATGACCTTGCGGGCTTGAACCAGCCGGCTGTAGGCGCTGCACAGACTCGTCAAGATGCAAACATCCGTTGGTGCCAGCGTCCTCTGGCCATCGAGCATGGCGACCAGTTCATCCCAAAGCCGGCTGGCGATGGCGTCGCTCTTCACCGTCTCGGGCTTGGGAGGTTGCCCCGCCTGGCGCGTCTCCGCGAATACGCCGGCCTCGGCTCCGGCGTTGAGTTTCGCCAGTCGCAACTTCGGCGCATCAGGTTTTCGGCCGCGTTTCGCCATGACGTTTGTTGATTCGATGTCGCGAGATTCTGGAGTGGCACGAGGCGCAAAGCGATTCGAGATTGGTCAGATCGTAGGCCAGATCGGGGCGGTCAAGCCGTTCCAAGACGTGATGGACTTGCGTGGCCGGCTCAAGTCTGCCGGCCGCTTTACAGTGCTCGCAAAGCGGATCGCGCCGGAGCTTCACCGCCCGCGTTGATCGCCACGGCTTAGCGCGGTAGAACTTTTGCCTCGCACGGTGCTCCTCAACCTTTTGAGGCGGTTGGAACACCGGGACGCCCTTCGGCGGGCCGTCGCGTCGAACGGGAAGGCGGTCCATTGGTTTCAACTCCTGGACATCGCCAGCACGCCGTCGATCAGCTTGGCGACCAGGTACAGCACGACGATCGGCAGGGCCGCGAGCGACAAGGCGAGGGCGATCGGCGCGACCACCAGGGCGATGACGACCTGTTCCCCGGTGGTGTGCGGGTGGTCAGATGGGATCTCGCCGGTTCTCGTCATCGACGACCTCCAACAGGCGAATCGCGATCAGGGCGTTTTCGAGTCTGGGGATCGTCTCTTCGCGGGTCAGTTCGATGCCAACCCGCGATGGCATGAAGTCCGCAAGCTCTGGGGTTCCGGTCGCCTCGTCTTGATCCGGCGCCAAATCGGACCAGGCTTTCAAATCCCAGATCCCGCGTTGAATCGCGTCGGCGACCTCGTTCCAATCAGGCTTCGGCATCGCTTGAGGAACCTCGTTGGACTCGCAGAAGTTCGTCCCGTTCGGCAATCGCCGCGTCGCGTTCCTTGCGTAACTCATCGACAAGAGACTTGTTTTCGTCGGCGCTAGCCTTGCGGCGGGCTTGTTGGAT